GCAAGATCTCCGAGCGCACCAAGGCCGCCCTGGCCCAGGTCAAGGCGCAGGGCCGCCAGCTGGGCTGCCCTACTCCCGAGGTCGGCAGCGCCTTGGGCATCGCCAAGATCCAGGCCAAGGCCGACCGGTACGCCGAGCGCGTTGGCCCCCTGGTGCAGGACATCGTCCGCAAGTCGGGTGCCTGCACCCTGCGCGACATCGCTGCAGCTCTGACCGCTCGCGGCATCGAAACCCCTCGCGGCAACATCAACTGGAACCCGAGCCAGGTGTCCAACCTGCTCAAACGCATCGGCAATTGAAGGAGAAAACCATGGACAAGCAAATCATCCCCTACAACACCGGCAAGGTCTTGATCGGCTCGCAGTACCAGCCCCCCAAGCGCGTGAACCTGAGCGCCACCGAGGAGCGCCTGCAGTCGGCGCTGCTGGGTGACAAGCGTTCTATAGGCGAGCGAACCGAGTGGCTGTTCCTGCGCTGCTTGTACGTCATCGCCGGCGTAGCCATGGCCATCATCTGGGTGACCAAGTGATGCAGCCACAAGACATCGGACGGGCGATCCGGGACGCCCAGCTCAACTTGTTCGAAGCCAGGGACACAGCGTTCCTGACGCGTTGCCGGGTGCTGGCTGTCGAGGTCGCCCGCAGCCAGGGCACCGTCAGCATCAACGACATCCGCGCCGGCATCCAGCTGCCGGCAGAAATGCACCCGTCCGTGCTGGGCGCTGTATTTAAGACCAAGCAGTTCAAGGCCGTCGGTTATACCGAGGCCACCCATCCCCAGGCGCACGCCCGTGTCGTCCGGGTCTATCAGCTGACCAACCAAGGAGAAACCAATGGTCAATAAAGTCACCCCCGACACGATGCTGTCGGCATCCCGCCTGCCTGGCATCATGGGCATCAGCCGCTACCAGACGCCCAACGATGAGCTGGAATACAGCATCCGCGCCCTCAAGGGCGAGGAGCGCCGAGACATCGGCAACGAAGCCATGGCCTGGGGCAACCTCATGGAGCCGCTGATTTTGGAGGACGCGGCCCGCCGGCTGGAGCTGACCGACATGGTCACCGATCACCCGACAGCCCGGTATCACGACAGCCTGCCCCTGTGCTGCAGCCTGGACGGCACGGCAGACGGGCGTGGCCAGGTCATCAGCACCGACCCGGCTGCCGGCGTGTACGTCATCGGCCAGGACAGCATCACACTGGACGGCGTTGGGGTGCTTGAGGCTAAGCTGACGGCCATGCCGCCCGATGATGTGCCGCCCTTGTGGCGCGGCCCGATCCAGCTGCAGGCCCAGATGGACATCGTGCAGGCCAAGTGGGGCGCCGTCTGCACTTTGTACCGGGGCACCGAGCTGCGCGTATTCGTGTTCGCTCCCCACCAGGCAACGGTCAAAAAAATTGCAGAGGTGGCCACCGACTTCCAGCGCCGGCTGGATGAATGGAAAACGACAGGCCTGGTGGACTACTACCCGCCGGCAGAGGGCGAGCAATGGCCAGACCTGCGCGGGCCGTACCCGATCACCCCGGCGGCAGCAGTGCTGGACGACAGCTGCATTGAGCGGGCCGAGAAGATCCTGGCCAAGCGCAAGGAGATCAAGCAGCTGCAGACCGACCTGGACACCGAAGAGGAGAAGCTCAAGAAGATCCTGGGCAAGGCCGAGATGGGCATCGCCGGCCAGTACCAGATCATCTGCTCGACCCGCCACTACCAGGCCCAGCCTGCCAAGATGGTGGCGGCTAAGGAGGCCTACACCATCCGGCAGTCCACCATCACCATCAAGCCGGTGAAAGCATGAGCGATCCCATGGACATCAGCCCGGTCATGGAAGCCCACAATCGGGCGCTCGTGGCCCTGCTCAACAGCACCGACATGACCGAGGAGGAGGCCGATGAGGTGATCACCTCCCTGGTCGCCCTCGTTTTTAAAACCCTCAAGCTATACCTCCCTGGAGAAGACCTATGCAACTGACCACTACCCGCCAGGGCTTTGCGCCCACCACCATCACCGAGGCGATCCAGTTCAGCGAGATGCTGGCCTCCAGCCAGATGGTGCCCAAGCAATACCAGGGCAAACCGCAGGACATCATGGTCTGTGTGCAATGGGGCATGGAGCTGGGCCTGGCCCCGCTGCAGGCCTTGCAGAACATCGCCGTCATCAACGGCAAGCCCTCGGTCTACGGTGATGCAGCCATGGCTCTGGTGCAGGCCAGCCCCCTGTGCGAAGGCGTCGAGGAGTTCATCGAAGGCGAGGGCACTACCAACCCCATCGCTGTCTGCGTGGCCCACCGCAAGGGGCGCAAGCCGGTGCGCTCCACATTCAGCGTTGAGGATGCCAAGCGGGCCGGCCTATGGGGCAAGCAGGGGCCATGGCAGGCCTACCCCAAGCGGATGCTGGCCATGCGGGCCAGAGGCTTTGCCCTGCGCGATGCCTTCCCCGATGTGCTCAAGGGCCTGATCACCGCCGAGGAGGCCCAGGACTACCCGGCAGAGGACAAGCCCCGCCAGGCCCGCGACATCACGCCCGCCAACCCACTGGACGCGCTGGCCCCGGCAGCACCAGCCCTGCCGGTCAGCAAGCTGGTGCTGATGGAGGAAGCCATGGCCGACACAGTTGAGCCAGATCTGGTGGAGGTGGTCGCGCTTGAGCCACAGATCACAGATGCTGTTACGGTGCAGCCCGAGCCGCCAGCCGAGGCAATTGGTTTTGCGCTGCGTGTGCCAGGCAAGGACGCCGCGTATAGTGTCCACCAGACTATTGAGCAGTGGGCCGATGCCTACGAAGACCTGGCTGAGAAAACCTGCCGTGCAGCCAAGGTGCCGGCGCGTGACCGCATGACCAAGCTGCGGGAGCTGAAGGAGTCCAATGACGAAATGCTCAAGCGTGTCGACGCGCCAAAGAAGGTGCGCCACATTGCCGCATATCAGCAGCGCTTGCGATCTCTCGGTGCTGCGGTCTAAGCCAGCATCTGCTGGGCGGCGCTACCTACCTCGGTCACGCGCCTGCCCCAGCCCTTTCCGAACGTGTCCCAGGTCGGCAGGCTTTGCATGAACGCCAGCCGCCTGGCCTGGTACTTGGACAGCAGCTCGGCAGGGTCAGCCTCGGCCACCTTACCAAGCGTGCCAGGCCCAATGGCGCCATCAGGCACAGCGCCGACTATTTCCTGCAGCCACTTGGCCGCACGGCCTGGGCCGCTGTTTATGGCAGCATCAAACACCGCATAGTCTACGCCGGCAGGCAGCTCGTCGCCGCGCACCTTGTCCCAGTACTTGGCCTTGTACAGAGGTGCCACATCTGCAGGCGTGAGGTCGCGCATCTGCTGCTCTGTTACAGGGTGGCCGACCCACTCTTCCCAAACACGCTGGGTGCATCCTAAATTAGTGCGCCCGCCGGGATCAAATTTGTGGTTTACATAGCCTCCCTCGTGGTGGAGGATCGCAGCAAGGGCTTCGTCAAAGTTCTCTTTCACTTTTTAGACCTCATCTCCATGATGTTCTCGAGCGTCTTGCCGCCAAAGTAAGCCGACATGATCAGCATTCCCCACTGTCCCAACAGTTGAACGTAGGACTCTTTCGCGTCATATCCGAAGGCGCTCATCAAGGCGAACAAGAAATAGCCGATGAAGATCGCCACCAGGGACATGGGGCGAATGTTCTTAGACAGCCAGCTATCGGTGGCGGCATCTGCCGTCCAGCGAGCCGTGACGTTGTTCTGCTCTGTCTTGTAGACCTCGGTCTCGTTGGCGAGCTTGGCGAGTTCACCGTCCTGCGCCATCTTCGTCAGCTCAAGCTGCGCTTTAGCTTTGGCCTCGGGGTCCGGGATCAATTTGTCGATGAGTTTCCCACCGACATCTAGGAGTGCTGCTATAGGAAACATTTTTTTCCTTTACTGAGTAACCTGGCGAACAACCAGAATGATGACGAACCCAAAAATAACAACGACAATCGCGCCGCCCACAATTTGAGCGGCGAACAAACGCTGGGCCACTAGCTTGCGCCTAGCAATGATGGCATCGCGCTCAGCCTTGGCTCGCTCTTGCTTAATCTTCATGCGCTCCCTGAGCATCATCTCCCACAGCTCAGGGTAGCCGCCGTAGACCAATTGGTGCTTTAGCTGCTCTTCTGCTTCGCGCAAAGCGTTTGCCTGCATCACGATTTCCATTGCCTTGCCTGTATCTGATTGGCCTTTCTTCGCCTTGTCGTTGGCGGCTTTTTGAACAACGTCTTTGGCATCAAAGAACTTACCAAACTCACCGACAAGGCCGTTAATGTCTTTGCCGAGCTTGATAGCTTTTTGAATGCCGGCGACCGCGGCCTGGGCAGCGGCAAACGCTGTTAGGGGATCCATAGTATCCAAAGCCCCACTTTAATCAAAGCAAGCACCGACGCCAGGAGGATGCACGCCAGGACAAAAGCGAAGAACCAGTCCAACATGGCTATCTCAATAAGCTGGCCCAAATGACGCCCGCCATTGCGACGATCATTACACCAGCCACTTTAAGGATGATGCCTTCAATGCGTTTCAAGCGAGCATTGATCTGCTCGTACCTGACGGCGCATATCTCTTCGTGCGTCATCAGCTTGGCGGCAGTCATGTCAATCGTGTCCATGATTATTCCTCAGCAGGCAGGGGCGTGTTGCCCTGCGCCAGCCACGCGAGGTACTCAGCGTAGTCTGTGTTGTCAGGGTCCATTGGAATGAAGGCGTTGTCTGCGAGGCGCTTTACGCAAGTTGATTCGCCGAGGAAGGGTCTAACTTGTTGATACATGATTAAGGCTCCGCAGAAGCTGTGGCTTGAATAACGGCATTTTGATTCGCGGATGCAGTTGCACTGTTAACAATCATCACACCTTCTGTCCCTGCATTGGCAGTATTTGCTGCAACAGAACTTCCAGAAGACAGATACCACCCGCTTCCTGCTGCACTTGGATTAAAAGTCGTCACCGTTGGAGCTGCCCTCATAGAAGCAGGGAATCGCCAAGTCAAAAGATATGCACGATCCGCAGCGGTGTCTGCTGGCGCTGGGACAAGAAACGCGCCAGCTTGGCCAGCGCTTGAAGCAGGTGCGACTGATTGATTAAATGTTTTGCAGTAATACCGCTGACACATGATCAACTCACGCCCGTAGTCCCTGCGCTCAAACGGCGAGGCCACAGTGCCAGCTTCAAGCTGGACGCCGGTAATGTAGAAGGTTGCTCCGGAGGTGGCGATCCATTGAGTAGACCCGCTTGTATTCATTTCGAGAGAAGCGTTCCACACATTTGCAGTCGCGTTAAACGACGACCCAGCACCCAGCGTAAACCAAAGACCAATACCTATACTATTGTCTGTAGCCCATGTGCCGGATGTGTCGCCAGCAATCGTTACAGTTTTTTGTTCCCATGTGTTTGCTGCTGAAATTGTATAGGTCGCAACCAAACTTCTGGTATCGCCGTTATTTCCAACAAACAGTGCGTACGTCCCCGTAACGCTAGACCGAACCCAGAAAGACAACGTCACGGTTTGAGCGTTAGCAGTTCCCCAACCAAAATCAGCCGCATTAAAACCTTCTACGGCCTGTCCCCAAATGTAATAGTCAGTGGACGCAATAGAGGAATCAGCAGTTGTTACAGTCAATAAAACGCTGTTTGTAAATCCTGCTGGCGCTGTTGTACTTCTTTGCTGCGTGTAAACGCCGCCGCCGCTTGCTTGGCCTTTCCAGCGGTCAACACCAAAAGTATTTGTGCCGGAGTTTACGGTAACACTCGCCCCAGCATTGCGCTGGTCAATCCGCATATCGCCGTTAATGATGCGGTTGCGAAACCCCATGCCATTAGGCGGCGAGGCCACGCCACTGAAGACAGCGTTGCTGCCGCCGGAGGCGTCAAGATATGTATTTGCGCGGACGGTGCTCACAGCGCGGCCTCCACAATGCTTTTCAGCTCAACGACATCAACCGCAGCATCCAGGTCTGTTTGAATCCCTGCGTACTTAGCCCGGATCAATGCCCGAGCCGCTTCAGCCGCAACAGCTTCGCTGGGGATGGTCGCTTTAATGTCCAAAGGCGCAAACTCTGCCGCCCGAGCAGCACGGCGCATATCGTGGGCTATTGCCTTGGCTTTGGTTATGTCGATTACGATGCCCATGACCATGCTCCTCGAAAAGTTCTATCGGTCGGAATGTCAGATAAATCGACGATCTGGTACGGCTTGCCTGCTGGCACATCCTTAGCCGCGATCTGCTCAATCGTCAGACCGCACTCAGGGGCCGGGACAATGACAGCCACGCCGCCATCGTCAGTAGGGTAAATGATGCGTTGGTTCATGGTTGCTCCTTAACGAAAGATGGCGACAGCAACATACGCGCAGTCGTAATTATTAATGCCGGGTTTGCTGTTAACAAGACGAACCGAAGTAGTTGTTTGGCTGTTTACAACTTGAATAAACTGATCTGTATCTGTCGTCAAAGACCTAGCCACCTCAGTTGCAAAATTTGCATCCGGCATCGCCGTAGTGAAGTTCACCGTGTAGTCACCAACACCTTGATCTGTAATGCTAGACACATTCCCACTAGCCCGAATCGCTACAGTGCCCGTACCGTTGAAGTTCACCCAAGCACGACAGCCGTAGGCCACAGCAGCAGAGCCGTAGCCAGAGTTAAACGATAGGTCGCCACTGAAAGAACCCGTGGTGCCGGAGATAGCTGCGCCAGAAACCTGCACAGTCCCCGTCGCATCCGGCAGCGTCAGCGTGCGATCCGTGTTGCTGTTCGGTGCGGCGATGGTGAATGCACCCGAGCCGGAGGCGTTGGGGCTTAACTTGATGCTGCTCATGCTTGTGCTCCTTTCAGCGCGGCGACATCTGCTTGCAGCGCGGCGATGAGGGCTTGTTGCTCTTGGATGGCTGCGGTCAGAGTGGCCACGAGGAAGCTGGTGTCGATGCCTTGGTAGACGGGATTGCCGTCAGCATCTACAGCGTCTTTATAGCCAATCACAGCAGACGGACAGACCTCTTGCAGCTCATGGGCGATGAAGCCTTCGTCAACCTCGCCTGTTGCTTTCCATGTGTAAGTCACAGGCTTGAGTGCAACCACCTTAGCCAGCGCACCAGTCATAGGCTGGATGCTTTCTTTAAGGCGGTAATCAGAAGAAGTCGAGTACGTTGTGTTTGACCCGTTTTGAGAAATTTGCCCAACCACGTTGCCAGTTGCCGTGGTACGGAACTCAATCATTGTCGCGTTAGAACCGCGAGCAACGGAAATCATCCCGTGATCTGCTGCGCCTGATCCGTATGCAATAACGCCTGTTGCAGTTGAACTGGTTGAAGTCTTCCCCACCAGCAGATTCCCGCTGCCGTCGATGCGGGCGCGTTCTTGCCGAGAATTAGACCCAGTGCAAAAAGATATGCCGTCAGAGGCATTGATGCTCAAGCCATCAGCGTTAGTGTCGCTTGAGTGGTCATACGCGCAGATCGACAAGTTGAAAATATCACTGGCAGTTTGACCAAGCCCCGGTCTAAAGTTCAGCACTCCACCAATGTTTGAGGACAGCCCTCCGGTACGGAACAAGTCAATTGCAGCGCCTGTAAGTCCGGTCTGACCACCGACCTGCAAACGATAAGCAGGCGAACTCGTCCCGATGCCGACGTTACCCGCGCTATCAAACCGCGCCACCTCCGCGCCGCCTTCCGCAAACGCAATCGTGTCTGCGGCGGGGAAGAAGATGCCGGTGTTGGAATCTGCGCCCTGGACAGCAGGCGTCCCGGCGCTTCCATCGACGCCTGCGATACCCGTAGTGCCATTAATAGTTACAGCCATAACCTCTCCTTAAATGACCGACCACACCGAGCCGCTGGGCACGGTAACGGTGATGCCGCTGTTAATCGTGACTGGCCCAAAAGTGCCTGCGTTTTTGCTTGTGGTAATCGTGTAGTTGGCCGTCACGGTCTGATCGTTCTCAATGAACACGGCATCACTACCGCCACCCGTTGCACCGCCACCGACTGCGCCCCAGGCGCTGCCGTTGTAGACCTCGGGCTTGCCCAGCGTGCTGTTAAAGCGCAGGAAGCCCGTAGCCGGAGATCCATCACGTTCTGCCGTAGTACCCACAGGCAGCTTGCCAGAGCCGGTATTGCTGGTCTTCTCGACCACCAGAGCCGGGTCAACCGACACGAAGCCCCAGGCCGATCCGCTGTACACCTTCATGCGGTTTGACACCGTATTGAAGTACAGGTCGCCTGCGCTCAACGCATTGCCGTCATTGTCCAGCGTCGGATCTACAGAGAACGCGCCCAGGAAGATGTCGGTAAACGAATCTAGTGCAGCTTCTGCTGCGGTCTGAGCTGTCTGAGCTGCCGTTGCACTAGTAGCGGCATTGGAGGCCGATGTGCTGGCAGCAGACGCAGAGCTTGATGCATTGCTGGCTGATGTGCTGGCATTGCTGGCGCTGGTCGAGGCCGCGCTGGCAGAGCTCGCCGCGTTGGTCGCAGAAGTGCTGGCCGAGCTGGCGCTATTGCTGGCGTTTGTGGCCGAGGTAGAAGCAGCCGATGCGCTATTGCTTGCGTTGGTTGCTGCTGTGCTTGCGGTACTAGCAGAGCCTGATGCAGCAGAAGCAGAGCCCGCCGCAGCCGTGGCAGAGGAGGCCGCATTGGTAGCCGAGGTGCTGGCGTTCGACGCCTGGGTGCTGGCAGTCGAGGCAGAGCTGGAGGCGTTGCTTGCCGAGGTTGATGCGTTGCTCGCGCTGGTGGACGCAGCCGAGGCCGATGCCGCAGCAGCAGTGGCTGATGCGGCTGCAGAAGCGTTATCAACGATAAGATCCCACTTGGCGCTGTCCGTGTTGGTGCTGATCGGCTGGGAACCACTAGAGGTGTGCGCGGTGTTGGCGTAGTAGATGTTCCCGTTACTGGTGTCCTTGACAATGTCGCGCTTGTTGTACGCGGTGCCGGTGGCCCAGTTGCCACGGTTGTCGCCAATCACCTCGCCGGTGGTCGGGTTGCCGTTGGTGTCAAACGCCAGGGTCTTGTTGGCCCGCACCGTTGCGCGGGGCAGCGTCATGTTGATGCTAGTCGGGTCTGTCTGCGGGGCCTTGAGCGAGCGGTCAACAGCCTCAGCGTTTTGCTGCGCGAAGATGGTCTGCTGATCCATCTCGTCGTTGACCGTGTTGGCGAAGAAGTCGCCGCCGGTCACGAAGTCGGTGGTGCGCTGGATGGTGCGGTTGCCGACGATGGCGATCTGAGTCGCGCCCGTTGGCGTGGCCGTCAGCGTGACAAAGCCGGTGCCGTTGCTGTTGATGGTCACCGTGTAGTCGGTGGTCAGCGTCAGCAGAGTGTCATCCCGGTAGACCGCAATATCGCTCGCGGCCAGGATCTCAAAGGTGAAGTTGTACGGGCCAGTGCCGCTGGCAGCCAGCACCACACGGCGGGTCACGTTGGAAATTGGGACGCCCATGACTCAATCCTTCCTGTTGGAAATTGTACGGTCAGCAGGCTATTCAGCCATAGCCTCTCGCGGGGTTTTTTGATACCTTCTTTCGGCCAGCATTCGGTTGCGCTGAATCTGCCGATATGCGTCTGGATGCGTCTGCTGGAAGGCCGGGGAATCAATTGCCATGTCCCGGTACTCACCCATGAGCGAGGCCAGCTTGTTGGAGATGCCCTCATATGCACCCCGCTGCATCTCCTGGACAAAGGCTGGGTTGGTCAGTTCAGCCTGCACCGCAGCCTTGAAGCCCTTGCCCTCAATGGCAATGCTGTTCATCAGCAGCAGCATATCGCTGTACTCGTTGTCATTAAGTCTAATGTTCGCAACGGTACGCTCCGGCTTGTTTAGGGGGAACTTCTGGCGGGCCTTGGCGATATCCAGCAGTCTCTGCTCGGTGGGATCGAGGTCGCGCTCCTTCTTGTTGAAGGGGACGATGAACGACAGTGCATCAGGCTCGCCGGTCTTGACCTCCTCGCCCCACAGGTTGCGGCTGGGTGCCGCGCTGCCGGACAAGATCGGGGTCTTGGCCAGCCAGCTCCTGAATAGAAAGTCGAAGTATCGCTCGCTGGGGGGCAAGCTGGCATCCAGCGTGACTTCCCGCTTGGTCGGATCAAGCACGCTTTCAAT